GCAGCCTTCTCAGCAGCGGCCTTCTCAGCAGCGGCCTTCTCAGCAGCAGCCTTCTCAGAAGCGGCCTTCTCAGTAGCGGCCTTCTCAGCAGCAGCCTTCTCAGTAGCGGCCTTCTCAGTAGCGGCCTTCTCATCAGCAGCCTTCTCAGCAGCGGCCTTCTCAGCAGCGGCCTTCTCAGCAGCTATACGTTTCGCTTGTTCGTTAGTATTGCGTGGTCTTCCACGTCCTGACATTAAAAAATTCACCATTATGTATTAAATATACATAATGGGTAGAAATTTCTAAATATGAATAAACTATTTGTAAATGTGTAACTAGTAATTACTTATTATTAGCCCCAGTATCCAATGTGCCAATAGCACAAATAAATGGGTCATTTAATTCAAATCGAATGCCGATAATTTTTGTTGTCACGATACTGTTTTCTTCAATAGTTCCAAATTGTTTGTTTGTAAAATGATGGTCTCTAGCAATGAATACAGTAACCGGCATATTACCTTCATTATCAATAACCTCACCGTGTATTCCAGCCTTTGTAAGTGTCTTAACCTTACAATCGATAACCATATCTTCTACGGGATGGCAGACCATACATTCAAAGACAGTTTGAAACTCAATCTTTTCGTTATTTACAACCCCAGCAGAATAGGTATTAACTCTGACTGAATTCGGTTTGATATAACCATCTTGAGTGCATTTACCTTCAATACAATGCGATATGCTTCGTTCTAAATTCTGTTTTATATTTTGACCGACTTGGTCCATTGTTAGGAACACTTTTCTAGTGAGCATTTCATTAGAATACACACCTTGCGTTTTTTGCTGTTTATCCATAGTTACTAATATATGAATATATTATCTTTTATGTAGTTTTGTTTCAATATAGGAATTTCAATTTTTCATATATTGAAGTAATTACTTTCGCGATTTTCCAATGAATGTATCTACATTTTTGTTGCGTATAACAGTATCAAAAAACCATCGTTTCCCATTAAACCTTTCCTCATCAAGTTTTCTGAATATAAGTTCAAAGATAATACATGTTCCTTGCTTTTTAATTTTATCATAATCAATATCTAAGGTGATAGGTAGGTCGTTAAGTTTTTTGATAACATCATTTTTACCGGCGGTATTACAGCTAAATCCACGAATATTTCGTTGCGTTCCGGTCATAGTGCGTGTTTTAAAGATGATATTTTCTTTATTGTCTTTATCAATAAATCCGAATATTGGTTTGTTTACATTTTCTGCCGTAACAATGAAATCTTTTAAGTTAGATTTATACTTACCAATATTGTCGCTCTCTACTTTGTTCCATATAGGAGTATTCTGAATATTTAAAGTGTATATTTGAAAAGGTTGCTTATTATTTAATGAATCAATCAAAATGATAGTGTTATTATCGGCGACGAAGTTGTTATAATAATCTTTAATAATTTTGTCATCATTGGATAAATCAATATCTTCTTGGAATACGTGATTAATGATAGTGACTTTATCTTGTATAGGCAGTAGGTCTAAAAAGTGATGTATAACATATTTATCAAGCTGTTTTTTAGAGAAGTTGTTATCAATAAGGGTTTTATAAACTCCACTGAAATGTTTATACCAGTCGTTATCTCCTGACGTAATAGTTTGAGGGGTAGTAGTTTTAATAATATTTTCAGTAAGCGATAGGATAAGTGTTTTATAATCAGTAAATGTAGCTTCTATAATGTTGTCATCAGTTCTCTGTTTAATAGGTAATTCCAACTCTAGTGATTTTGGTTTGAATGGGATAGGTATGGAGCGTTCAATTAAAGACGCATATTCGTCAGTAATTTCCATAGGCTGAAAGATATAATATTTATCTTTGTTAATTAAGTATCCATTTCTTCCATATTTATCTACTATTATTTCATTTTTATTATTAACAAATCTGGTAAGCGCGAAATCAATTTGTTCTTTTGGGTATTTTTTGATTATGTTAATAGAGTTGATTAAGTCAGTGCGCGTGTAAAAGAATTGTTCTTTAAATAAATTTCTAACTCGTTTAATGATAGCAGAGAATCCGATGTGTGTAAAATCTTCACTGTAAGTATGATTAACAATATCTTGATTGTTAATGTCATTATCAGGATAACATTTATAATCACAATTATCCATATAGTCACATACAGCGGTAAATGGTTTATCTCCAATTTGAAATGGTATTTCGGTGTTAGAATTGCTGGATAATCGTATCATAATATTTTGATTTTGAACGATTTGTGTTAGTTTATCAATTGTAAAATTGGTCTGTTCTATGTTTAATTGACAATCAACTGAAATCTCTTTCATAATTCGTGATACATTTCCAATTAACTCCGCCTTTTTTTCAGCGAATCGATAGACATATAAGTCAGCTGGTTCTTCTTGTTGTTCTGACATAGGATTAGTAGCGTGTAAGTATATTTCAACGTTACGTTCTTCAAATGGTAAATCACAATGACTTAGATTGCGTACACCACGACCGATAATTTGTTCGGGGCGGTTCATATTGTACCAAGGTTCCATAATGTGTACTTGACGGATGTTTTTAAAATCCAGACCTTCAGCCGCGGCTTTTGTAATAAGAATAACTTTAACATTTTCACCATTTTTATTGTCTGTATTTGTAATATATTTAATATCACCTAGATTGTCTGGCGAGAATAGTTTGTCTCCGGTAATCATAACATATTTAGCTTGTTTAAAATTGTTCTTTACTTGTGATTTTGGTTTCATTGATATAGAATCAATAGGTTCGGTGGGAGGTTCTGAAAATAAAGGTTTTGTAGATGCGGAGCTTCCATATCTGGTAAAGCCTAATTCTTCTAATGCGAGGGCAATAGGAACAACTCCACCATCGATATATTGAGAATACACAATAATAATACCTTTAGATTTGAGAATGGTATTACAAATGGAAGAAATTTTCCCACTATAATTAGTAATAACATTGGGACTGAAGATGCGTCCATATTTGTCTAATGTTTCCGGTTTGTATTGAAAATTGTAACGCACCTGTTCGGTTGTTTTATAAGTCATAATATTCAGAAGTCCATTTTTACCAACTATTCGTTTCACAATATCCTCTTGATTCATTGTGGAAGTTTCTCCATTAATTATTTTATCTAATTCTTTATTAGGATATACAATGTCTAATGATTGCAGTGGTCGCTCTAAGTATGTATATCCAAATGACTCCATGTTCTCAAATGTAGGTATTTTTGATTCAGATTCATTATTATCTTGAGTTTTTACATTTGATATGTTTTTGATATTTTCAATAATATAATTATACCCTTTCAATTGATAGTCCCCAATTGTATTCATATATACTGGAATGCGTTTTAATGGTTCTTTTATTTCACGGTTATTCATTTGTTTTTTTGGATAGTTCTCAATATCTAATACCCGCGTATTATCATATGTTTCAGGGTAGATACGATAAGGGAATGAATATGGATTTTCTCCACGAACAAATGAAACGTATCCGGTCAACTTACGCATAAGTAATTCTTTTCCACCTTCTATTTCGTTACCATTATTGTCGGTAGATGGTTCAACAAAATTTCCACTTTTATCAAAAATCTCGTTTTCTGATATGATACTGCGATTATCATTCACATTCATAATATTAGTAAGCCATATTATTTCCTTATAGCTATTATACATAGGAGTAGCAGATAATAAGCGAAGGCGCATATTATTTGCGTATTTACATACACTTAGTAATAATGCTGACGTTTTCTTTTTATCTTTATTGTCGTCGCCCTGACGAATATTATGAACCTCGTCAATAATTATAAGCCGGTTATCGAAGTATTTCTGTATCATTTTTTGTTTATATTCCTTGCGTTGCGATTGAGTGTAGTTAACATTATCAGGAGGAACTGTTTTATTTTGTATATAATGTGATAGTTCAGTGTATCCTACAAAAGAATAATGTTTATTGATAAGAGAATTTACAAGTGTTGTTATTTTATCTTTGGAAATACCCTTTAAATTAGTTGGGTTGATTTCCTTCAACAATGAATTGCCAACACACGTGTTTATATTCCATTGTTCTCCATCTAGTTTTAGTTTTCGTTCATCAAATAGTTGAAGGCGGAAGTTATTTTGGACGTTAGGGGATGCAACAATTAATATTTTTTGTTTTACTCCTACTTGCTTCATAAATCCGCGCATTTCCTCAGCGATTCCGATAGCGCTACAAGTCTTACCGGTTCCTAACCCGTGATACAATAAAAGAGAGTTGTATGGGGTTTGTAACGAAAGAAAATTCTTGACGAACATTTGATGTGGTAACAATTCAAAGTCAGCTTTACAAAGTATTTCCGCTTGTTTTTTTATATCTTTAATTTTACCGTCAAACCGAGTGGCATTGAATTCCTTGCGTAGTGCGATTTTGGTGTTGAAATTCTGGTCGTTTAATTGTGGATAAAGGAAGTCGTATGAGTTATCATTCTCTTCGTATTCTAGTTTTTCTTTATTAGATAGATATTGGTTGTATTCTTTAGAATCAGGGTCACTAGGTTCTATACCAATCTTATTTTGTATATCTTGTATATCTGGAGTTAATTCTACATTGTTGATTATTTCAGGTTCTATCTCAGTCTCGGGTTCGGGTTGAGGTTGAGGTTCAGGTTCAGGTTCAGGTTCAGGTTCTATCTCAGTCTCGGGTTCAGGTTCAGGTTCTGACTCAGCTTGAGGTTGAGGTTCTGACTCAGCTTGAGGTTGAGGTTGAGGTTGAGATTGAGGTTTCATACTTTTATAATTTTCTAAGCATATAATTAGCGATATTAATTCATCGGTCATCCGTGCCCCTAATATTTGATTTTTATGAATTCCGCGTTCTTCACCAATTAGGTCAGATACCATATTTCTCAAACCTTCGGTATTAAGCTCACGGTTTCGAACTAGTTCTTTCAGTTCATTCATTCTCTTTTGTTCGAGTGGTGTTTTAGGCTCATAGTTTTTAGAACAGCCAATACTAGTAGTTATGGGATTTGTTTTTTTTACATGAGGCAAACACTTATGTTGAGTTTTATTCCAACGTTCTCCCTTAGGGCATCTTTTACGTGTTGTATTTTTTGGTAAAGATTTACTTTTGGATGTGTTATTCATAATTTGATGATACTCTATATGTATTAAAATATATATAGATAAAAAGGTGCGTGTTTTAACAATAGCATTCCATACTATATTTTGAAAGCGTATTATGTATTTTAGTAAGCATAGATTTTTTTTCTAAATTATAGTTACGAATAGATGTCATACAGTTTTCATATGTCTTCCATTCCATTTTACTCACTTCAGTTTTTTCATAATTATCGATGTTAACAGGTTTGTTATTGCTAATATACGTGATGAAATATCTATGTTTGTAAGATTTATAGTTTGAACCAGTGAAAATCTCTTCAAATGGGAACAAATTATCAATTAGTTTGATAGATTTAATATTAATTCCGGTTTCTTCATTAAATTCTCTTAAACCACAATCTAAATCTGATTCGTTATAGTTACGTCTCCCTTTGGGGAAGCCCCATTCTGGTTCGTCCCAAACTGTATATTGATTACATTCAATAATCATTTCGTTTAACGAGAAATTTTTATTTTTATAATGGACGCCTAGTTTCAACTGATTAAATTTATTTCTGGATGAATTTTCTTCAGTTTTGTATTGATTTATTGCGATTCCATTGCCCCATATATCACTCCATATTTGGTTAAAAGTCCAAGTATTAAGTTTATGTTTTTCATCATTTGTCATTTGTTTTAACATATTCATAATATAGTCTTTGTTGGTTAAAACATATTTCCCACGCATAAAGTCAATGAATCCTAATGTGTCTTTACGACGTATCATTAAATATTCAATATTGTTGTTTCTAATACGAAATGCGATTGCCCCTAAACTAGTTATAGGTAATTTACATTGGTTATAATTATGACCGTGTTTTCCACAGTTATTGCAATAGTTATCTGACATGTTATTATTTATGTTAGATAATCTTTACACCCTTTTTGTAAAATGTTAGTTGTAATTGTAAAAAATAAATATTGCTAACGTGTATATAAAATGATATTTCATCCTGAAGTATGGGGGCCTCATTATTGGTTTTTTTTACATACGGTAGCCGAATCATATCCCAAAACACCGAATGATGTAACAAAGAAGAAATATTATGATTTTATTCAGAACGTGCCTCTATTTATACCAATTGAGGAAATGGGAAATAAGTTTAGTGAAATGTTAGATAAATATCCGGTATCTCCTTATTTAGATAATCGTGACTCGTTTGTTAGATGGGTCCATTTTATTCATAATAAATTTAATGTGATGTTGGGTAAAGAAGAAATCTCATTGCCGAAAGCTCTTTCTAAATATCGCAACGAGTATTTACCAAAACCGGTGTATATAAGCAGTAAATTAAATTTAAATAAACATTACATACATTTAGCACTAATATTAATATGTGCGTTTTTAATTTATGTATATTACGAATAAATAGGTAGAAAGACCGAAAATTTATACAGACAATATAAGAAGAAACTATTATAAAGAATGAGATTTGAATTAGTAATCATACTTATAGCCGGATTTTGTATGGCAAATATTTACACAGATGGTAAGTACATGAATTTATTATTATCATGGAAAAAATATTATCAGATGGCCGGTATAGGTTTCGGTGCGTTAATGTTTTACATTTTAATAAAGAAGAACCCATTACGTGCTCGTGAGATAGTAACCACATCCAGCGATTATATTAAATATTTACCAATTGATAAGAATGCGTCTAATATAATTTCTCCTATATTGGATTTCACTACAAAGCAAGGATTTGTTTCGGGTAATGACAATAATCCAATGATGAATTTCTCTAATCCGTCCCAAATATCTGAGGATAGAATAATGAATTCTGGTAAAAAATCGACAAAGCGGTCGGTTAGTGAAACCAAAAAGAAATTCGTAGCATCGCGTCAAAACTGGAATTGTGGAGATTGTCAACATCAATTAACCGCTTGGTTTGAAGTAGATCATGTGGTTAGATTAGAATATGGTGGAAGTAATCATGTAGATAATTTAGTTGCTTTATGTCGTGAATGTCATGGAAAGAAGACAACAATGGAGAACTTGTAATATGTATACCCGAAATATTTATTATATGTATAGTGTATAATAAATATGGACTTATCGAACGGAACCAATGTGATACCAATATTGAAATATGTAATCACTTTTGGATTTTTGATTTATTTTGTAATAACTCTAATGCGGTCGTCAGAAGACCCTTTGTCATTAACAAGTGATTATAATAATTATCTATTCCCATTAGTAATAGGGTTAATAGTTTTAATACCTACCGTTTTTTTAGGAAAAGAGTCATTGAATAACAGTTATTATGTTGGGATGATTATAGGAACAATAGTAGCTCTATTTGGAACTGTATTCTATTTTTATTCAAATATAAATGATTCTGCGTTTTCAATAGCAAATTATATAATATCAGGTGTAGTGTCACTAGGTATATTAATAGGATTAGCAATCGTATTTTACTTTTATAGTAGTTATTTAAAAAGGCAAGAAGGATGGGGAGGTTTTTTCGTGCATTTTCTTTTCTATGTTCCTTGTCTTATTTTAGACTTTTATAATTATATAAGACGAGAACTAGAACTAACAACAAATGTCGTGTATTATCTGTTTATAACTGAGATAGTTTTGATATTTCTTTATAATTATATACCGACAATTGTATCAAAACTTAGTTTAAAAGAGGGAACGCCATTACTGGAAGGGACCGCGTTTCTAGATATAGAAAAGCCATTAATTTCCGGTTATGATTTAAAACTAACAGCCGAAAAAGATGGTATAAATTCCCCAGTAGTATACCGTAAAAATTATAGCTTATCAATGTGGATAATGGTAAACACCCATTCTGAAAATAAAGTATCGTATGCGAATGAAACCCCTATATTTAATTATGGCAATGGTATTCCTAAGATAACCTATGTTAAAAAGGAACCTCATAATAATAAAGAAATATTAAAAGTGTATTTTACCAATAGTGAAGATAGTAATGGTAGTTATACTGTAGAAATAGATACTCAAAAATGGAACCAATTTGTATTTAACTATACCGCAAACTCAGTAGATTTGTTTTTGAATGGTGCCTTAGAAAAAACATTTAGATTCGATCATAATAATCCCCCCATACATACTGCGAATGATATGGTAGTAATTGGGTCAAATGATGGGTTAGACGGAGCAATAAGTAATATTCGTTATTATGTAGGTAATTTATCACGTTCACAAGTAACAAATTCTTATAATTTATTGATGAAAAAAAACCCTCCGGTGAATAATTTATAGAGATAAAGTATATAATGGATACAATTACCATAATTCTGATAGTAGCTATTTTAGTATTGTTATATGTGCTATATACTTACTTTACCGATAGTTCATCTGAATTAGTGCAAACCGCTAGCCTATTGACCCCGGTACCCGCTATTACAACTATTAGTGGTCCAACAAATACTCGTTACGGACATTCTGTATGGATATATGTAAACACATGGGATAACAATGCTGACAAAACTATATTCTCCCGTGGTAATAATTTTAAGTTATATTTAGATAAAAGTTCTCCGGTTTTAAAATTAGACATTAAAATGAATGATGATACTGACGAAACAATGATAATTACTAATAATTTTCCTCTTCAAAAGTGGGTAAATATAACAATCAGTATGGATAATCAATTTGCCGATGCGTATCTTGATGGTAAATTAGTACGTTCCCAACGATTCTTCAAGAATACCGAAAACAGTGGTAGTGCTATCCCTATCGTACCTCCTGGTAAAGAAACGCCTTTATATTTAGGGAATATCACCGGAAATTTTGACGCATACGCTACTCTATTTAAGCGATGGACGACCCCGGTTGACCCTGAAACCGCGTGGGATATTTATATGAAAGGTAATGGCTCTAGTAAGATGGCTTCGGCGTTGAACGATATAGGTATTGATTTATCAATATTACAGAATAATGAAGAAATTAAAAAGGTCTCCTTGATGTAAACAAAAATGTTTTATATATCTAGTATATAATATATAAAATAGATGAATTTCCAACAAACTGCTAATACAAATACTGGTCCATTAGATACATTTAACCAAAGTATTCAAAGTGGTATCCAAGTAGCAAGTGATGGGTTCGACCAAGCTAAGGGAACACTCACTGATAAATTTGACGAATTCTCAACAGAAACCGCCGTTGGTGTTGGTGCTACGACCGGGTTCTTATATTCGAATACTATAATTGCCAAATTTGCCTTTATTATTTTGGTCTTAATTGTGTTCTTGTTTTTAATGAATTTGGGTATAAGTATGATAAGTTATTTTACAAGACCAAGTGATACGCCTTATCTAATTGATGGTATGGTTGATGGTACAAATAATATGATAATTTCTCAAGACCCCAAGAATACAGAGAGTAAACCAATATATAGATCTAACAATGAATCCGAAGGATTAGAATTCACGTGGTCTTCTTGGATATATATTGATGACTTGAATAAAGATAATAAAAGGTATCAACATATTTTCAGCAAAGGAGATGGCGGATTTGATTCCGTTACAAATATAGCGAATGTAAATAACGCACCCGGTATGTATATTTCACCAATGACAAATAAGCTGCATATTATTATGGATTCAGTCAAAACTCCAGATATGTCTTCTGGTAAAAATCCCAATGTTATTAATATTGATAATGTTCCATTAAAGAAATGGGTCCATGTTGCTATCCGTGCGATGAATACAAAGATAGATGTGTATGTGAATGGTATAATTGCGAGTCGTCTTGAAATGCTTGATACTCCAAAACAAAATTATGGTGATGTTTATGTAGGTCAAAATGGTGGATTTTTTGGAAAATTATCAGCATTAAGATATTATAACCGTGCTTTAAATATTTTTGAAATTAATCAAATCGTATCAAGTGGTCCCAAACTGAAGGTTGTAAATGATATGGGCGCACAAAAAGGGTTTAAATATTTATCAAATTACTGGTACTCATCCAAATATTAGACATAGCAACCGAACAATCTCGTAGTATAGTATAAGTGATAATATACTATACTATGGCAACACCAAATGTATCTTTAGATGATGTTTGTCGACAACGGAAAAAACAATTTTTATTTGCGGTTCCACCACCTAGAAATACAATTTTAGGTGAAGGTAAAAACCCTTATTTGAAAGGATATACTTCCGAACAATTAAATATGAGACGAAAAGCTGAAATATTAAAATATGCGGGTAATAAGCAATCTACTAAACAAAATTCGTTTACGAAAAAGGAGTTATATAAAAATGCGATGATGGGTTCTAATCGTAGAAGTAGCCGAATATTAGATTGTCCTAATCCAGGTATTATTTATACAAAGAGTGGTGCGTCGGGTGTTCCTGGACCATCAATTGATTTATATCTGGATGAGACAGTTCCGTTATATAATTATGAAACAGGCACAGAACCCAAAGGTATAACCCAACCAGTGACAACTGATAAATGGAGGATTCGCAATATTGATACTGATACATTTTTTAATGACGATGAAGAAAAATTAGTAACATCGTTGAATATAACTGACATTATTGACTTACCTTCGTATACATATAGAATGAATATCCCTGTTGGATTTAATATAATTGGTAAAAAAACGAATGATAACAATACGATATATGAATACAAGAATATATCAATATCATTGGACGAGGTGAATCCATTTGAGTTTTTAGTAAAATACAATGATGATTACGTTCAAAATATAACACCTCTAATTGATTATACATACGACCAACAAACATTAAAATCATTTTCATTTGATATTTCTAATAATGCTGACAACTTTAATGCGGTATTATACGCAGGTGTGCTGAACGTTTCAAATATAAATTTATACACTGAACCCGGATATGTATATGATTTTTATGTAAAACCAAGATTAAGTATTAATGTAGGAAATATTGATGTAACAAGCACATTCAATGTAGAATATGACGTTAGTTATGGAATACTGATGAACATATCTGAAAATAATATAAGTGATGCGTCCGGGTGTGATATCATAACTAGTCCTAGCACACAATTATATACTCCATTTTCAATAACAAACGTATAATCGTCCTTATTATATATGTCATATACTGTCATATATAATATTTACCAAGTGCTACGGTCAGGATTACTCTTGATACTCTTAAGTGGGTGCTGTTGCGTTGGTTGTTTGGGTTGCATATTAGGAGATAATGTAGGATTTAAGCACATTTCCGCATTAGGAAAAACTTGACCTGACATACACTTTGAAGCATCATTTACTTCAACACATCCTCTACGGCCGTTTTGTTCACCAACTAAACACCAACTAGATTTTAAAGAAGACCCATTGTTTTGAATAGGACTTTCCGAGCTATCGGATTTAGGTTCTTTTGTCACAATATCAAGGTCATTTTTAGTTTGGACGTTTACCGATCCTTTACTCGCGTCTTTTAGTAAATTTCCAACAGATTGAACGGTTCCTTCGGCAATATCAACACCCGCACGAGCAACATCAGATGTAATGTCTGCGGTTTTGTTTAATAACGTGCCCGCAGTATATCCAAAAATAGCCAATATCTGATAGATAAGAGGTTTGAAAATATTAATAACCACTTGGACGATATTTCCTACAATTATAAATAAATTTATCCCTAAAAGAGATAATATTAATAGGGCAACAAGAATAATTATCATATAGTTTTTTGTGTTTCCATCAGAAGCAATAAATTTAGTAGAACCGGAGATTGAATCCATTTTTAATGATATAATATACAAAAATATTTTATTTGATAAGTTCGTTTGCTTTCTTCTTATATAATGTATTTTTAATGTAAATGGGATTATTTAACATGCTTGAAACGTTTTTCTTTGTGAGTTTAGCTATAACTTTCGTTCTTATATTATTTTTGGTGTATCACTTTAGACAGAAGTTCACCGCATTAGAAACTAAATGCGATACTATGTTTGAAATTATTAATAATATTGTAACAGAAATGAATAATCGCAATACTTTAGTAACACACCAAGATATGCCTGAAAATGTATTATATACACCTGCAGGAGCGCAAGAGCAAGAAGAATATTACAATGCGCCGGGATTACCAAAATTACTGGTATCTGAAAGTGAGTATGAAAGCGAGGATGAAAGCGAGGATGAAAGCGAGGATGAAAGCGAGGATGAAAGTGATGACGAAAGTGGTGACGAAAGTGGTGATGATGAAGGTGAGGTTATTTTACCAGAAGAGTTGAATGAAAATGATGATAATAGTTCAATTAAAGTGATTGCCGTAGGGATGGAGAGTATTGACGATAGTATTAGTCCTCAAGAAGAATACTCAAGTGTCGTATCGGAAGAGCAAGACCCAGATATTCAAGAAGGATTAAATATTGAAAATACGGACATTTTGGTAGTAGATAAATTAGAAGAGACTACTTTAGAGAATTCATCTGAAGACATCACACTCCCAATGGATGTTTACAAAAAAATGAATATAACCGCATTAAAAGCATTGGTTATTGAGAAAGGATATGCTTCTGACACAACTAAAATGAAAAAGCAAGACCTATTGAAATTGCTTGAAACATCAGCATAAATGAAATCTAAATAACGTATTATAATTTCTAACTGTTTAGTATATTATAATGTTTTCACGTTCATCAAGTATGTTCCAAAGCGTAGAATGCGCATATCCTATTATTAAAGAAACTGTGCCTGAATCGGCTAGAGGTTACAATACAAATAACAAATATCCTGAATTCCCTCCACTAATGAGTGATGGGCGGTCAGTTACTGCTACGTGGCAACCAGAGGCATCTATAAATGCGGATTTAGTAGAAAATTCCGGTATTAAATCAAACTGGGAATATCGCAAGTATTTAACCGAAAATGCGAAAAAAATTATGGAGTATAATTTCCGCGAATCATCAACTGATACTGGATATTACAAACGCCCTATTGATATCCCCAGTATTCAAACCAACGAGGTGAAGGGATTCCATAATCAACCCTATTTATATTCATCTGGAACCGATAACACAAAACCATTCGGTTACGCATCCAGTGATTTAAAAGACTTATATTTATCAAGAGAACAATTAGCTGCTCGTAAAATGTCACCCGCAGTATCTCAACCAGTCACTCGTCCTGAGTAAATAGGCTAATGTGGATGTACTTGGCGATTATCTGGCGTAAATATAGCATTTGCCATTCCCAATGTTACAATTATGAAGAATACAACTATGAATTCCATATTTTATATCTTATTATTATTATGGATTTTACTGGTTGTAATAACAATCAATTTTTAGAATATAGTTATGGTTTCAAATAATATAAATCAATGTAGATGTATATTATTATAAGAAGAACGTGAACGTATGAAAGTCATTAGTTTTGATGTTGGAATAAAGAATATGGCTTATTGTATTTTAGAACACACGGAAAATGGAACTTTTATAGACAACTGGGGCGTTTTGAATCTTATGTCCGACGAGAACATTTCTTATAATTGCGATTGTATGAATATTCCAAAGAGCAAGAAAGCAACTCCAAAAGAATGTGGTAAGAAAGCAAAATATCATAAGAATAACAAATATTATTGTGAAAAACACGCAAAGAATTGTTCTCAATATTTTATTCCAACAAAGGATATGTCAACGCCTTCTTTAAAAAAATTAAAATTAAATGATTTGATTCAACAAGGTAATAAGAATCTTGTATTTTTAAATACGGAGAACATTGATAAACTAAAGAAAGCTGAATTGTTGAATATACTTACGGAATATTATAAAATAAATTGTTTTGAAATTATCAATAATAAGAAGAAGAAGACCGCTGGAGAAACCGATTTAATCAGTATAGGAAAAGAAATGAAAGAACAATTAAACCAAATTGAGAACATTGACACCATAGAACACGCAGTTATTGAGAATCAAATATCACCTATAGCAACCCGAATGAAAACCGTGCAAGGAATGTTAGCGCAATATTTTATAATGGTGAACGACCAAATGAATATAGAATTTGTATCATCATCACATAAACTAAAACAATTTTCAGAATTAAAAATAGATAATAGAGAACCTTGTAACGAAATAGCTGAAAATACACAAAATACAACCACAATTAATGCCAATTACAAGAAACATAAAAAAGATGGGGTATACTATTGTTCTCTTATGTTAGATGCTAATAATAACTTAACAAAATGGAAGGATTCTCTGAATACGAAGAAAAAAGACGATCTTGCCGATTCATTTTTACAAGGTATTTGGTATTTGAAACACAGAAATATAATAATGTATGCGGAGGATTTAAAAATAAATAGTGTATAAATATCATAATAGAATGGAAGTTGTAGATCTAGGTGCCCTCAGTGAAATTGACGATTTGCCAAGTCTTGAGCCTTCAAGAACTGGTTCTAATCTTGGAACGGGTATTGAATTATTGATGAATGAAAAAAAAGTGTCGTCAAATATAGATTTAAATTTAGGAGAACTAGACAATCTAGAAAACGAACTAAATGAAATTTCAGGACGCAATACACCCCAACCAGAAAATAATAGTGATGCAAAGTCTTTGTCTGGAATGGCATCTAATTTATTTGGGTTTGGAAGTACACCCGAGCCTTCATCTGCTTCACAACAAGACAATTCCGGTTCTAATCTAGGACAGGCTACACGCGATAGTATTGGAACAGCTAAAACTTGGGATGGATTTTCCAAGATGTCAGAGATGCCTATGAATGATGATATTAAGGTAAATACTACAATGAATGAACGCGAACAACGTAGAAAAAAGCGTGCGATGCTTAAGAAATTGGATGATTGGTATGAGAAAGGGTTAATTAAGCATAATTCCCATTTTACATTAGACTCTGAGTTTGATGAGATAGAAGATGAATACGAAACCGCATTGGAAGACAAGCGCAAGAAGGATAGTGTTAAATTACAGGGATGGTGGTTTATGACATTTATCAATTCATTGGAGTATGCGAATACTGCGTTTAACCCATTTGATTTGAACCTTGATGGATGGGGAGAGCAAATTAACGAAGATATTGATAGTTATGAAGAGATATTCACTGAGCTTCACGACAAGTATAAGGGTGGAAAGCTAGCACCTGAAATCTCTCTTCTTCTTCGTATTGGGTTTAGTGGTGCGGTTTTGAACTTTTCAAATAAGGCTCTATCGAGTGCTACCCCTGCGTTTAATGATGTTATAAAACAAAGTCCTGAATTGATGAAGATGTTTACTAACGCAACTGTGAGTAGTATGAGCCAAGACTCTCCTGGATTTGCGATGGCAAATAATTTTATGCAAGATGCGGGTAACAAGCCCCGTGGTCCTCCTCCACCAGCTCCTGTTGAAACACAAAATATGCCTCCTCAACCAAGACCTGGAATGAATTATTCAAATGAAGCTCCTTCTAATAGACCTGATATCAACGCAAGTCGTGGTACGATGTTTAGAGAACAGGGTGTTGATATGAATTCACAGCAGAATGTAAATGAACCTCCCAGAAGTATGAGACCTCCAGTCCAAAGACAAGAAATGAAGGGACCTCAATCAAGTGATATTGACAATATCTTATCTGGACTGAAAACACGTAATGTAAATATTCACGAAAAGCCTCAACCAGCATCTCAAGGTGCCTCTAATGATGAGGATTCTGTAATCTCAATTTCATCATTGAATGGAATGCAGAATACAAATATGCCTAAGCGTGCTCGTAAGAAGAATTCTTCAAATAAGAACACTATTTCATTGGATATTTAATATCAATATAAATTATAATGGGAGATATCATAACAACCTATATGAGCAACATTGGTGATATTTTAGCTATACCATTTTTTGGTTTACTGGTATTTTACTTTTACAATATTAAGAACAAAACCAAATTCGAATATCTTTTATATTTATTCAGCATATCCGGGTTTATACTTGATATAATATTTACTTATTTGTTTATGTATAACAAAGTTTGATAACTATTTCATAAAGCCACGTATTTATGAAATATTTACTTGCGTTTACTTTCAGTGTGATTTTTAATATTCATTTTATGTATAAGCAATGAAACTTTTAGTCTATGCGTTTATGAAAAATCTAACCGCAACAGGTGGATTACTTCTACTTTCTACATTTTTTGAATAAATTTCCAAGGTAATATTATATGGATTATAAACTCATAATATTAACATTTATTGTTACGGCGTTGTGGGATGTTGTTTTGCGTTTCATGTCTCTTAATTACGAAAAACTACCCAAGTATTTTCAAATGGATTTCGTTGAATATTTAATTCCATATTTTAACCAACATACTATTTTAGCCGCTGCGCTAATTGCCGGGTTTGTAGGCGCTACAACCCAGCCTATTATTTTATCTATAATGAATTTTCCAAAAAGTATTTTTGATATAGCTTATGTTAGTAAATTTATGATTTTGTCATTTATTATTAGTGCGTTATATGGG